CTGCGACAATCTTTACCCTGCTTGCGAAGGCCGCGAGCTTGGCATTGGCAATCTCGGCCTCCCTCGACATGCGGCCAAAGCCCCGGGCCCCGGCATCGCAGACACCTTCCAGCTCGGCGCGGACCTGCTTGCCGCCGACCGCCGCGAGGCGGACGGATACGCGCTTTTCAGCCATGGGTCAGCATCCTTGAATTTCCGACGCGTTTGTCTTACGTTTTCATGATCGATCCAAATGAGGTATGACCATGTCCGAGACCGCCATCCTGTCCTCGAAGTTCCAGATCTCGATCCCCAAGGCGATACGAAGCGCCCAGAACTGGGACGCGGGCCTGACGTTTGCCTTCATCCCCAAAGGCACCGGCGTTCTGCTGGTCCCGGTCCCCAAGCGCGAGGCGCTGATGGGCATCGCGAAAGGCGCATCCGCGACCGATTATCGCGACCGGTCGGACCGTTTCTGATGGTGTTGGTCGATACCTCGGCGTGGATCGAATGGCTGACCGGCTCACCGACCGGTGAGAAACTGAACGGGCATATGCCTGAGCAATCCGACTGGCTGGTGCCGACGATGGTGCAGCTTGAGCTCGCGAAATGGCTGACCCGCGAGCTGGGTGAGGAAAAGGCCGATCAGGTGATCGCCTTCACCCAGGTCTGCCATGTCATCGCTCTGGACACGGAAATTGCCCTTGCGGCGGCAGAGGCTTGCCGCACCCACAAGCTTGCCACCGCCGATGCCATCATCTTCGCGACCGCCCGTCTGCGGGGCGCAACCCTGTTGACCTGCGATGCGCATTTCGAAGGGCTTCCGGGCGTGACCCTGATCGGCAAAGCCAGCGCCTGAAAGCCATCAGTCCGACGCGGCGATCTGTCCATTGATACGCCGCACCATGACCGCCTCAAGCTCCGGCAGCAGTTCCGCCACCACCATCGGGTTGATCCCCAGCGCCTGGCCCAGCGCCAGAGCCGCACCCATGTCCCAGCCCAGCACGGCGCGACCCGCCACCCGCAGCTGGCCGCCCAGACGCCCGACCAGGTCCCAGACCTGCCAGCCGTCATGGCTCAGCGGCTGGTTCAGCCGCGCGGGGCAGTCTTCGCATTGCGTTTGGCAGCCCTCGCAGTAGCTGTCGCCCCCGCCGAAGGACCACTCGGCAAGGGCGCGAAGCCGTTTTTTTCTGCGTCCAGAAACAGGCCGGGCGCAGAGTAGAGCAGGTTGAAGGCCTCGAAGATCGGATACAGCGCCATGAGCGCGTCGATGCCGTCCGGGCTGACCTCGATCACCTTGCCGTCCGCGTCACCCACCCCATCCCAATCGATGATTGCGCGGCGGGCAAGGGCTCCGGCAAACACCGCTGCCCGTTCGTCGTTGCTGGCATCGGCCGCCAGTGCCCGCACCGCCGGGTCCGATCGGGCGGCCACCATCAACGCGGTGGTCAGCGGCAAAAGCAGCAGCCGCACGCCGTGGCCAAGATCGAGCCATTGCGGCTCGGGGGAGAGATTGATCCGGATCATGCGTAGCTCGCGATGCTGTTGATGAGGACGGCGGTGCACATCCGCGCCGGGCTGGTGGCCAGCGCGGCTTGCCAGTCGAAGCTGGCCTGCACGCCTTTCGGGCCGGAAATCTCGATCCGGGGGCGCGGCAGATAGACCGCGTGGGCGGTGAAGGTGAAACTTGCGCTGGCCCCGAGGCTGTAGCTGAACACCAGTTCGGCGGGATCGCCGTTGATCGCCTGGTCAACCAGCGTGCTGTCGGCAAAGCGGACCTCGATCTTGCCGGTCAGCGATGCCATGCCGGGATCAGCGCCGTCGATCTGGCCATCAGAGCGGATGGTCTCGATCCGGTCGAGGTTGTTGGCATAATTGACATCGGCCGAGACGATATTGCCCAACGCTACAGCGTCGCGGGTGATCGCCCCGTTGAAGTGCCCGAAGCGCTGCAGCGTGAGTGCGGCAAGGGTGCCTGCGGCCGTGCTGCTGGCCACGGTTTCGTCTTGCGCAACCAGGCTGGCGCTGGCGGTCAGCAAGCCCGAGCGCTGCACCTGCCACGCGAGCTTGTCGAGCACGCAGCCGGAATACATCGCATATCGCGGCACCTCCGGCATGCCGGTCTCGATCGACATGCTGGGCAGGGTCCAGCTTCCCGACTGGAAGGTGTGACTGTTCGCGCCGCCGCTCAGGGTTGCGCCCGACACCGTGCCGTTGGAGGCGGGCGAGGTCGATGCCGCCAGCGTGAAGCTGTTGCCGGTGGTGCCAAGGGTGTCGTGCAGAATGGTCAGCGCGGTGGCGGTGCCGGTGTAAGTCGCGAGGGCCACGCCGCTCACCACGCTGGCATTCAGCGCCACCGCGAGGGCCGTCATGGTGGCGGCGAGGGTGGCCCCGATATTGACCTGGCTGCCGACAGCACCCGAAGCGACAAAGGTAAACACCGTGCCGTTGATCGTCACCGTGCTGCTGGCCAGCGGCTGCGCCGAGAAAGTGATCGACCCGGTGGCCGCTACCGTGCCTGCGGTGACAGGATCGCCGAACGCCGCCTTGAGCCAGAACCCGAACGCCTCGGCGTCGATCGGCACCACCACGTCGCCGTCGGCAGTCACCGCATCCTTGATCGGGGCCAGCGGATCGCGGCCATAGCCCAGCAGCTCACTGTCCAGGAGCGGCTGTTCCGACCCCAGCGAGGTCGTGGCAAACGGCATCTTGGTGTAGCCGCTCACGGGCGGGGTGCCGTAAACCGTCTCGAACGCCAGCGCCATCTGCGCCCGCGCGCCTTGTGCGCGTGCCATGTGAGTGTCCTTTCTTGAGGGAAATTCAGGTCAGAGGGTCAGGGGTGGCGTAGTGCAGCACGACGATGATCACCGCCGCTTTCAGCGCCGCCGCGCCTTCGATCGGCAGATCAACCGGCTCGGGCGCTTCGGCCTCGGCCCAATCGCAGAGACCGCCCAGCGTGCGGTCAAGGGCGAGTGCTGCGCCAATATCTGCGGCCAGCGCATCAAACAGCGCATCGCGCCCGGTCCCGGCCTGGATCACCACCTCCAGTTCCGCCCGGTGCTCGTAGAAATAGCTCAGTGGCGACAGCGTGACCTCAGGCTCGCCCGGCTTGCCGTCGCGCAGGATGATCAGGCCGGTTGCCGGGATGCGCTCGGGCAGCACATCCCCGCGCAGCACCGGAGCAACAAGCGTCAGCAGCCGCGCGTGCAGGGCGGCAAGAACAAGTTCGCGTTTGCTTGCCATCACAGGTGTCCCTCGACCCAGTTGCGCACGATGCTGCCCGGAATGGCCGCCGCCGCGCGCTCGGCGTCCCGCGCGAGATTGAGGCGCTTGCGCAGTTTTATCTGCCGCACCAGAATGAAGATCGGGGCCGTCACCTGACCGCGTCCGGTCTTTGACTTCGAGACCGCTGCTTGGCCGCGCGTGTTCAGCCGCACCGCATCCGCCACCAGGAGGCTCGGTCCCCGGCGGCGATAGACGAAGCGCAACTTCATGCCGGTTTTTTGTTCCCACATGCCCGGCGTGACGCGCTTGCCGCCCAGCGCCTTGCCAGCGGCGGGCAGCGGGATCGCCAGCCATAAACCGCTGGCGGAACGGATCAGCGGCCCGGTGTCGTGGGCGCCGATGATCACCGGGGCGTTGGACCAGACCAGTGCGGCGGCATCCAGACTGTTGCGCCCCTTGGGATAGACTTGCTGTCGGATGGTGTTGGCCAGCCGCTGACCCAAACCCGCGCCGGTGATCTGCGTCCGCCATGCCGATTTGAGACCGGCTCCGGCTTGGGCCATGGTGGTCGAGACGGCCTTTTGCCCCGCAGCCACCTCGGCGCGCATCAGCGCCACGATGTCAGGGGCGATTTTCACGTCGATCCTCATGCTGGCCTCATATCCAGTGTCCAGATCAGGCGTTCGCGGTCGCGGACCGGCTCGCCCTGAATAAGGAAGGCCTCGCCGTCGATCTCGATCCGGTCGCCGGGGCGCGGGGCTGGCACCTCGGCCACGCGCAGGTCGATGCGGGTGGTTTCCGACCAAAGGCGGGCATCGCCAAAGTTGGTCACCTCGTCCGCGCGGCGTGTGACCGCGCGGACGAGGGCCGGGGTGCCGCCATCGGCTGTA